CGACATAGGAGAAACAATGAAGATCAAGTTGCAGTTAAAGCGCACGCCCGACAGCGCACCCGAGTATTACTACACAAACCTGTTTGTAGTGACGGAATGGGAACGACTCGAGCGCCGCAACATTCAACAGCTCTCCGCAAACCCGTTGTATTCGGATTACGCCTGTTGGATGCACACGATCTTGAAAATTAAAGGTGAGCAAGTTGGTGACAACTGGCGTGAATGGCTTAGCAAAAACCCTGACATCGACATTCTGCCGGTACTGGACGAGACAGACCCAAACCCTACGGACGCGGCACCTACCGCCGCCAACTAGCAGAGATTTTAGTCGCGGTCGGTTGGTGGCCTAGCGATATTGTGTTTGACGCTCGAGATATGGCAACGGTCATTAAAGTGCTTAACGAGGCAAACAAAAAAAGGAAATAACGTGGCGGAAGTATCGGCAAAGATTGAGGTCGTAGGGCTTAAGGATGCCTTGAAGACCCTTAACAAGATTGACAAATCTTTACGCCGAGAAATCACCAAGGACTACAAGAAGATCGTCCAGCCTGTTATTGACGATGCGAACAAACTTGTGCCTACTGGCGTTCCGTTGTCTGGTATGGCGCGCAATTGGCAAACCAAGTCTGGGTTCCAGATTTTGCCGTGGATACCTGGCATGAAGCAAAAGATCGCTGCCAAGATCAATACTCGAGCGATTAAGGAATACAGCGGAAACAAAACCAATGTTGGCACGTTTGCCATTCAATGGAAAGGCGCGACTGGCACAATGTTTGACACGTCCATGTCTGGGTCTTTAGGGCGCGCGCTAACTGCACGCTATGGCAGTCGTTCGCGAGTAATGTGGAAAGCGTACGAGCAACGCCAAAATGATGTCATGTCCGAGATGGAGCAATTGGTCAAGCGCGTCATGGAAGAAGCGAACAGAGAGACCGCATAATGGCAATCAATATCCCGATCATTTCAGAGTTTGACGGCACAGGTATTAAGAAGGCTATTAAGCAATTTAAGCAACTTGAGACCACAGGGGAAAAAGCCCAGTTTGCAATTAAGAAGGCTGCAATACCGGCAGCTGCGGCGCTCGGCGGATTGGCATTGGCGCTTGGTGACGCGACCAAGGCTGCGATGGAAGATCAGCAGGAACAGGCGGCGCTTGCGTTAACGCTTAACAATGTGACGGGCGCAAGCAAAGCCCAGACCGCACAGGTTGAGGAACAGATCAGCGCAATGTCTCGAGCGTCTGGCGTTGCTGACACCGAGTATCGCTTGGCATTAGAAGCACTTGTGCGCGGTACAAAAGATGTGGACATGGCCATGCGCGACATGAACCTCGTCATGGACATCAGCACCGCCACAGGCACCAGTAGCGCCACCGTTGCAGACGCGCTCGCCAAGGCATACCAAGGCAACTTTAAGGCGTTGCGATCGTTAAGCCCAGAAATGGCAACGATGATTAAAGAAGGCGCCAGCCTTAACGAAATCATGGACGTGCTTGGCGGAACCTTTGGCGGTGCTACCGCTGCAAGCGCAGAAACCGCAGCAGGCAAAATGAAAATCTTGTCTAACTCCATCGGCGAAACCAAAGAGTCAATTGGCGCTGCGCTCTTGCCAGTAGTCGAGGCCGTGCTCCCGATCTTAAATAAGTTCGCAATGTGGGCACAAGACAACCCACAAGCGTTCCTAGCAATTGCTGGCGCTATCGCCGCCGTAGCCGCCGCAATCGTGGTCACCAACATTGCTATGGCGCTGAACCCGTTTGCTCTGATCGCTGCCGGCATTGCATTACTTGTCGTTGGCTTGGTTGCCGCGTACAACAAGTTTGAGTGGTTCCGTGACGGCATCAACGCAATTGTCAACACCGTGATCGGGTTCTTTGCTGGCATGGTTAACGCTGCGATTGGCGCGGTCAACGCAATCATTAGCGCGTACAACTCAATTCCGTTGTTGCCAGATATTCCAAAAGCCCCAACAATGCCAGTACCACAGTTGGGCGCGACAGGGCCAGCGACACAGGTTCCGCGCAAGATTCCGCGCATGGCCGAAGGTGGCATCGTGTCAAGTCCTACGCTTGCCCTTATTGGCGAAGCAGGCCCAGAAGCAGTCGTGCCATTAGACCGCATGCAAACAGGTGGCGGAATAACAATTAACGTCACAGGCGGACTTGCCACAAGCGCCGAGATCGGTGAAAGTGTTGTTAACGCCTTGCGCGCCTATTCGCGTTCCGCTGGGCCGTTGCAGTTACAGGTGGCGTAATGCCAGGCGTATCGGTTGTTGATTCAGGCAACTATGACCTACAGATCGCCACAGGGTTTCAGGTTGACGCGTTCGTCTTAGACGACCCGCTTAAGGGCGTACTAAACAACACCGAGTATGTGCTGGACGGTACAACAGAGTTTGCCAATGTGATGGACTCGACGGTCAGCGTTAACGTGCGGCGCGGTCGCCGTGACGTGGGCGATCAGTTCAGCGCTGGCACAATGACATTTACCATCCAAGACGTGGACGGCATCTTCAATCCGTTTGACCAAAACAGCCCGTACTACGACACACCACAAGCAAAGCCAGGGCTTGCCCCATTGCGCGAAGTACGACTAATCCGTTACAGCTCAACCAATGTTCCCGAATCATTGTTTAGCGGTTATGTCGTCAACTATGACTACAACTTCGCGCTCGGCGGTTTAGACACCGTAACCGTGTATTGCGCTGACCAGTTCTACCTACTCGCACAAACATTCCTAGACGAGTTAAACGTCACCCCAGAGACATCAGGCGAACGCATAGAAACCGTCCTAGACCTACCAGAGGTTGACTTTCCAGCAGGCGCTCGAAGCATCGCAACAGGCACAGTCAACCTAGGCCACGACAGCGACTACACCGTGCCGGCAGGAACAAACGTGTTGCAATACATCACCCAAATAAACGAAACCGCCGAGTTTGGGCGTGTGTTTATGTCAAGGGCTGGCGTGTTCACTTTCCAAAACCGCATTGGCAACACGTTAAGCGCGCCTGTCGCCGCGTTCCATGATGACGGCACCAACTTTAAGTATGACGGGGTCGGCATTTCGTTTGAGGCTGACTCGGTTATCAACCGCGCGGTCGTAACAGGGCTAGACGGCAAGACCGCTACCGCCACCGATACAGGGTCTATCGCAACCTATTTCATTCAGACAACAAGCATCACAAACAGCCTGCTACATGTGCAGGGAGAAATTGACACCGCAGCGTCCTACCTGCTTAACCCAGAGCCCGAACCGCGCTACACGTCCGTGGCAACCAAGTATCTGATGCTGACCACAGCCCAAAAGGACATTTTGGCAACCGTGGACATTGGAGACACAATCAGCGTAGAAAAGACGTTTTTTAGCGGTACTGGCACAACCCAATTGGCTCAAGAGCTGTCAGTTGAAGGCATCGAGCATCGACTGGATTTCAGCACAGGCCACAGCGTCCTGTACAGCACCGCGCCAACCACGATCGTGTACGAGTTGATATTGGATGATCTGATCTATGGCGTACTTGACGCCGAAAATGTCTTAGGATAGGAGCACTTATGGGAGCCAACGCACAAACCGCAGTACCAGCTTTCGTTGCTGGGGAAATATTGACAGCTGCCGAAATGAGCCAGGTAAATACTGGCATTCCAGTCTTTGCAACCACGACAACTCGTGATGCAGCTTTTGGTGGCACAGGTGAAAAGACGCTTGCCGAGGGGCAGTACGCGTACATCGAAGCAACCAACAGCACACAATTTTATGACGGTAGTTCGTGGCAGTCGGTTGGCGTTTCGCCGGGCCTTGTATTGGTTAGCACTACACCCGTGTCGGGAACGAGTTTTAGCGTGAACAATTGTTTTAGCGCGACCTACAAAAATTACAGAATTATCTACGATTTTACGGTGGCCGATCAAAACATGGTTTTTAGGTTGCGTGTTGGCGGTGCAGATAACAGCACATCAAACTATGACCGTGTGCGTTTAATTGCTTCCGGCTCATCCGCAGGTGTTGCAACAACTAG